GGAATCAACAGATGTTATGAATATACCAGTGGTTTCATCAACACGGAATGTTTGTGCGAGAGGGTCATAATATTGAACACCTGTGACCGCAGTTGATTGTCCAGCAGGGCCTTCAATTTTTTTTGAAATTCTATCATTTAAAATTCTTTGTTCTTCGACACTTAATCTTTCAATATTTGGAGTCTTAATACTTAATACTTGTTCTTGAACTGTATCTAATTCACCTAATGATTTGAAGTTTGCTTCAGCAGAACCAGTGACTGTTCCAGCGACTGTGGAGTTTACTGGACTTGTAGTTAGACGAAGAGTTTTTGTACCAGTTTCAAATCTTGGATTTGCATCTATGTTTGGATCTGGTATTTCAAAACAACACTTCATGAATCCCAACGTATCAGATATAAGTCTAACATCTGTTATTGTTGCTTCTGCACGACTTCTATTACCAATAAGTTTTAGACCTTTAAAAGCGTGTCCATAATAAGCACCTTGAACTTGTTGTGCAAGACTAAATGTATCTACGTTTAAAATTGTAGAAGATGTTGAATAAACGGTTGAAATTCCAGCTGCATTATCATATGGATTTAAAGTAATAACTTTTGTTGGTGCGTTATATGGGCCTTCCTTATGATTTGGTGTTGCGAGTCTAAATTGTAATTTAGCCTCACCTTCATTATCAGCAATAAAAAACTCTTCTCTAGATGTAATTGTTTCTCCAACTTGGAAAACACCACTAGTCATATTAACTTCAAGTAATTTTGGTGTAGTAAATGAGGTTACATCAACGTTGTCAAAGTAAACATAGAAACGAGTTCTAGGTTTCATTCGTTGAGTTGTTATTTGAATATTTCTCTTTCTCATGAAAGGAATGATATCACGACTTAGTGTTCTATCTCCAAGAGATTGATTATTAATTGTTGGAGTAACTTGGAATTGAATACCTTCCCTTGACTGTTCAGTTGTTGTTACAATATCTTCAAATTTTTGACTAGTTCTTAAAACAGCATCAGTAATCTTACCCTTACCTTTTGGAAGCCATTTTCCATTTAACTTTATCACCATTCCATAGTTGGCGATGTGCTTAAGTTGAGATAAATCTGTGCCTGGTGGTAAATCTTTAGGATCAACTGTTCCTAACTGAGTTTCTGTTGTTTGTTCCCAAGTTCCTACTACTTCCTCAGATGTCCAGTTTGTTTCCCATGCACCCCAGTTAACTTCACTAAATCCAGTCTGTTCATCAATGCCTAACATTGCAACTGTGTTGTCATATTGAGAAGTATCTACAGTAACATTTGCTTCTACTCTCTTCGTATCCATCCAGATATCAGAGTCTGGTGAAATCTCCATGTCACCAGAATAATAAACAATTAGGAATGGATTTACGTTCTCAACTCTTGAAGCATAAATTTGCTTCAACATTTCAGTTTCTGTATAATCCAGAGTTAAAAGTCTTCCTGATTTTCTAATATTTTCTCCATCAACGTCAGTGATATAATTAAGATCTAAAGTTGGATTCGCAGTTGTTCCAATACCAATAAATGATCTTGAACCAACAACTAAATCAAGACATGTTGTGTAATGGCCAGGTCTTAGATAACCATTTTTTGCATCGGTGCTTGCAGAGAAATCTGGATGTGAAATTTGATGAGCATTATGTTTTTTGAAATTATCTACAAAGAATCCTGATTTAAATCTGTTTAATCCATTCGCATCAGTAATTGTTAAGTTTGCAGTGTCGCTCTCAAGAAGAGATAAACGAGTATAATATTCAACGCTATCAAGTCTTTTCTCAAGTCTTCCAATGTCTGACATTGTAAAACGTTTATGATTCGTACGAACCATTTTAATTTGATTTACATTATCAACAAATGGAGGCATTGATATTTTTGCAACCTCAATTGCATCACCAATTGTTTGTGGGAATTTAGGATCATCAGATGGGACACCTTGAAGATAAACAAAGTTACCAGTCTTATCTAAGAATAATTTATCATTTCTTCCTTGATAATAATTATAAGTTACAATTAAAGTTTCATCTGGAACTAAAGGATCGGGAACGTTAGTTCCTGATGAGAAGGATCTTGATGCAAAGTCAAATGGAGATGTTGTTGAACTAGTATTATATTCAGCAACTCTTGGTCTGACATCAATTAAATCATTTACAGATTGTCCATAATTACGATCCACTGGAATTAATTCTTGTGAATCTGTAGGATAACTAGATGCAGTGAAGAAATCTCCAGTATCATCAGATGTGACAAAGAAGTTTTTAAATACAATCTTTAATCTATTTGTAGGTGCTTCAAATTCTTTCTTTCTCTCTACAAAGGAATAATCATAATAAGTTGGTTTATGATTTATATCTAATAGATATTGATTTGTAATATTACGATCACCAGAGGTGCTAGCAGTTAGTAAAGCAGTAACACCAGATCTCTCAGCCTTTACAGTTTCACCAATACTGAATGTATTTTGATTTAGTAATACAATTCCAAGTGTTGTAGTGCTTGGTTTCTCCACAACAAGAGCAACAGCATTACTATCTAATCCTGTTATTTTTTCTCCAACAATTAAATCTGAGTTGTTGCCACTTGGGCCTGAATATGCTGTTAATGTTAATGATGGTAAATCAGCATCACCAGAATCATTTGACTCAAATACACCTAATAGTTGACAAGCATCAGGAACGTTTAATGAGATTTTACGATCTTGAACTCTGGTTCCAAATACTCTGTTGAATGTTAATCCATCATTTAAACTATTAGTTCCAATACCAGATGATGCTAGAGTTGAACGACTAATATTAACTACATTCGCTTCATTTAATTTTTTAAGTTTGTTCTTGACTTTACTCTTTAGAACTGTTGCAAAAAGATTTGCCTTTCCAGAAACGGAACTCAATCCCACAAAAGTTACAGTTTTCTTATCCTCAGCAATTTCAACCTGACTCTCTTTTAATGGTTCAATAGATCCTTCATTATAAGATATAAAATATCTCTCCTCATCAAATGGTTGAAAGAATAAGTCTGCACCAGCGTTAGGTGAAGTAAATTGATTACCAGAGACTGTAATGTCAGAATATTGTTTTCTAAGTTGAACTGTGGTTGTAGTTACGTCTAAACTTTCAATGTTATTATGTCTTACAGGAGTTAAAAGACTATTTTGGTCTAAATCAAACGATGTCTTACGAAGTAAAAGATCATTTACATCAAGTGAGCCTGGCATTTTTCCGTCAAAGACACCACCATTACAAACACCAGCAACTGAATTGATGCCAACCACATTAATTGATGATCCATCAGTCGATACTCCACTAACTCTATTAAATCTTGGAACAGTTTCCCCAGGCACACTGTAACTCACAATATTATTTGCAGTTATGATACCAGCAAAATTTTGTCCAGATGCTGTAATAATACCAGCGTTTCCAACACCAAAAGTGCCAGGGCCAACGATGTTACTTAATCTTAGATTACCAGAAATTATATTAGTAAGTTTAGTTCCACCATCAAGTAAAATATCTGCTTCAAATGTTGATATACCAACAGCACTCTTTAATGATTTGACATCATTAAATCCAAAAGAATCAACTTTAGTAACGACTCGACCATCTTGAACACCATTAATTAAAATTGATTCATCTTTTATAAATTTACCTGTAACATCGATCAAACTAAAATCTGTAACATTAGTTCCAGAGGCTCTTACAAATCCTGTTGCACCACTTCTTGCACCTTGTATATGATCTGATGCAGTTAATGATGTAATAGCAGTTGATACTTTTACATCTGTGAATGTTTTAATATCAAATAAACGAATTTCATATTGTGATGCTTCATTTACAAAACTTGCAGACTGAGCTTTAAAATCATAAAGTCTCGCCAAACCTATCTCAGAACCCATGTTGGCGTCATTTCTTCTTTTATCATGTAAAGATACTGTTGCAGTTGTTCCTATTCCTAAACTTGGAGATCCAAAAACGTTATTCACAAATAAAGGATCACCAGTTGTATAACTGACAGCTTCTTGCTCTACAGTTCTCGTTGTTCTTGGTTTTGGAACATCAATAAAACTTGTTGCAATTTTTTCAATTGAATATCCTTTTACATATGCTTTTCCTGGCGATACTTGCATCACCATTAAATCTTTTGATGGTATGTTACCCTGATTTGTTTTTTGTTCTGATGAATATATACCTTTATTTCCGATAGAATCATTTAAAGATTCTTTTGCAAAAACTTCAAAAGGTTTTACATAGTAATCTCCAGATTCTTCATAAGTCCTTTTAGCTAATCTATCATTAAGTAAATTATATTGAGTGTCTTTTACAAAAGTTTGTAATTCACCACCTTCAACACGAGCAATCTCAATGAAATTTTGATCATTTGTATCATCAAGACCTTTCTTCATCAAACTGATATTAATCTGAAGACGGTCAGCGCCAGGAGCAGCAAAGTTTGTAAATCCTGATGCGTTATCATTTAACGATGGATCTTCATCAGCACTAATAAAATCCTCTTGAACATCAAATCCGATTCTATAGGACGGAGTGCCACCATATTGGTCTAATATTAAAGTTTCACTTTGAACCTGAGCAAAAGTTCCACGAATAAAATATACACCCTCTCCAATTGACATTGCAGAACCAGTTGCAGTTGCACCAAATGCTAAAGTATTTGCAAAAGGTTCATTGGCAGCAATGACACTTGCACCATAAACAATGTCTTTATTTGCAGATAAACTTTCTCCATCATCAAATTTTTCAGTTGTAAAGTCATCTCCAGACTTTTCATACTTAATATAAAGTGTTAGATTACCTCTATCAGAGTCCTCTTTTGATAATATTTTTTTAATTGTGGCTGTTACACCTGATCTTGCACCTGTTATTCTTAATCCTACTAACTGATTTGTATATAATGAAACTGGAATACCTAGAAACGCATCTTCAATTTGAACACATGTAAAATTATTATCATAACTTAAATTGCCTGGAATTACCTTTGAACCCTCTTTGAAAAAGTGAGTACCAAATTGTTCAATCTGATTCTGTAGAATCGACTGTAATGTGCTTAGTTCTCGTGCCTGAACTGGAGATCCTGGCTTGAAAAGAACTCTATAAAAGTTTTTATTCTTATCAAAATCGTCAAAATATGGCGATACGTTTAGATTGGTTTCCTGTGGCATGATTTTTTAAAATTCCAGTACGATCTTGATGTCTTCTTTTTGCTGTGAACTGCGAGTAACAGCAGCTCTGTTATCAACGTAAATGATATCACCGCTATATTTTTCAACCTCTGGGTTAGCAACACCTTTTACAAAACTCATCCCTAAGTTATAAGTCCTACTATTTATTGAGGTAGATAGACCAGGCTGTAAGGAAGTTCCGAAATTGGTATCTATATTTAGATTACTTGTTCCACCAAATATAGTTGTCCCAGCTCCAGTTGCAGGGTCGGCATTAAATCTAAACAATTCATAACCGTATGACGGAATAGATCCATCAGTTGATATTGCAAGTCTGCGATCTTGCCAATATTTAAGAACTCCAGTTGTAGCATCATAATTGATTACACGACCAACAGCGGTTGATCCGATACCTATCTCTTGAGTAACTTCAGAGTCAGCAGTAAACGTAGTTGTTGTTGAACCAGCACCAATGAGTTTTAATGCATATACAGCACTCGCTTTTTGAAGCGTAAGTTTATTATCTGATCCAAAAGCAAGTGGATCACGACATAATCCAACACGAGAGAATTGGTTTCCTGTAATAAAATCTGGGTTTGATGCATCATTTTCTAAACGTGAATATATCAAAACTCGGTTTGCACCCAACTCTCTATAAATGTCAGCACCATGACCATCTTGAGGTGGAATGATTACATTGAACGCAGCGTCCGTAGATCCTGATGGATTAGTTAGACCAACAGCATTTAGATCAACAGTTCCAAATGTATAATTAGATCCTCCATTAGTTATTTCAACAGAGTCCATTTTACCAGCAGCGTTGACTACGACTGAACATTTACCACCACTTCCATCACCTTTAATAGGAACATTGTTATAAGTAGCAGCAGTTCCGTAACCAACACCACGATTCGTAATTGTGACAATCTTTAATTGTCCACTGGTTGAAGCGTTATTTCTTACAGCTGCAACTTCATTGTTGTTAGACCAATTTTGAGGTAAAGGAATGAAACTTGTAGAATCAAATTTAATAATACTATTTGGATTAATAGTAAATAGATATTTCCAAATGTATCCGTCTCCAGAAGCACCAGCAGATCTTGGTTCTAAATCTGTGAATAATGGTTCGTCAAGAGATGGTCTTCCAGATGTATTTTCTGGATTAGTTCCATTTTGCAGACAAATATAAACACGGAAGTTTTGATTCATCACATAATAATTTGTGTCATACAAATTAGTAGAGCTAGTTTGTGGTGACAAATTAGATCGAGAATAATCGTCTCGATACATTTCATATGTTGTACCTGATGACCATGTTATTTTTCTAACAACTCTTGCAATATCATCTGTATTCAACTTCTTGAGTGCGATCATTGTATCCCAATAATCATTCTCTTCACTAAAAGAATCTTTAGGCGCTGGTGGATTCTCACTCCAATCTGATTGAAAATCACTAGGGTTAGGAAGACCAATCCACGCATAATAACTGTTCGTAGTTGAAGCTATCCCCGCTACAAAATTCTCAGAGTTTAATATTCGCAGTTGATCAGTTATAATTGCTGACATTTTATCAATAACTTTTTTTTTATTTATATTAGGTAAAGGACTCTTTTAAATCACTTGTTCTAATAAAGACTGGCCCAGTTTTAATACCTGTAATACCATCATCGGTAATTGCTGTGAATGCACTGGTTCCCTCTTTAATAAAGTCGTGTAAACGACCCCAAGAGTATTTACCATAGTAAAGACCATTGATAGTAGTTGACACTCCAACAGGTCTGACAACATCCTCAAGATTGTCAACACTCACAGTCACTCTTCTAAGGGTGGTATTACCAACTCCAGTAGATAATAAAGCAGGCCCAGTTATGTTTTTAGCACTATGTACCTTGTATATATTATCTAGGTGAATT